ATAACTCACCACCCTTGTAGTCTGGTTTGCGAGTAGAATGATTGAAGCATAAGTAAGAGGTAAGGCTACCCATATACTTATAGCCAACGCTAACGAGCTTGTTGCCGAAATAAGGTAAGGGAGTAAATCCACCATTAGTCTTCTCCTTGTGTGTTGTTTCTACGTCTAGTGTCATGCATATCATACTTCTGTTGCCTTTCTTTCTTTTTGTTGTACTTCTTCTTATTAGGTATCATTCTACGTCTATCTCTTGCCATCATAAGAAATCTAGCTATTGGATTTATCTTCTGCATTTTTACGAGGTCCTGATGTAACTATTTTGTT